AAGTAATCATCAACAGAGGACAAACGTGCTGACACGCTATTTGTTTTAGCTGGCATTACACGCAGACCTTCTGCTTTAATAATATCTACTGCTGATCGTTCATCAGTTTGAGCACGTTGTATACCTGCTGGATCGCAGATAATCATAACAGGTGCTCCGCTAAATCGTTCAAAGATTAATGGTTTAAGTATGGTGCGGACGAAACGCTGTATGCCCATATCGAAACTTACTGCCTCATCAAGAATCAACGTCCGTCCGCGAGGATCTTGTTGCCCTATTACTGCCGCTGGTGTCAAGCCTAAATCCATACCAATTACGATTGGACGTACACCATTTATAATCGGGCGTAGAGTTTGCCCCGCAATATGATAGTCTGGTCTAAAATATTTATACACAGGTTGTCCCGCAGAACTTAACCCGTATTCCCCATCTACATAAACTCGAATGTATTCATCTGATCTACCTTGAGTATCATAATAACCTTCAGGTAAATTTTCTATATTTTCTGCATGTGGACTACGACCTGATGGCTGCTTAAATACTTGCCACCCGTTATCATTAGGACTAACTCCATCTTTAGAATCAAGTCCTTCCATTTGATAATACCACCAAGTATCCATAGTCGGGGGGTTAGTGTCACCCCACATACCAAACCATGATGGCCCACCATCTTTAGCAGATGGAAAACGGCCAATACGTTTTGACATCGCATCCATAATATCCGGATGAATATCTCTGCACTCATTAAACCAAGCAAATGTTAATTCAAGTGAGTTCAAGTTTGCGACATCGTCAGCATCATCAAGTGCACGAAACATTACTTCACACTCAACATCACCAACTTTAAAGAAAAAAGTTTTAGTAGTACGCATAAAGTTTCCACACACTCCCGTTGGAAACCAATCTAAAAAAGTTTTAATTGTCGTATCCTGCAACTGACGTGCAGTTTCACGGACAATAGCTACTCGTGATTTACGAATACCTTGTTTGTTAGGAGCCTGTTGTGATGCTCGACGTATCACTTCAAAACAACTGGCTACTGATTTACCCGAACCAACAGGCCCCATAAGTACACGCATCTTTGCATCAGATGCCATAAAATCTTTACACGTCTTTGTAGGGGTGTAATCAATATCCATTAGAAAATAACCGCGCCAAGAATGAAACTAACAATACAAGCGATGATAGGTTTCTTATGATACCTTACTCGTCTCGTCCATTCCCGAGGCGTATGACCAAATATAATCATGCTTCCTCCTTTTCTAACAGTATAACTATATACTGCGTTGGTATATTCTTTCTTTTCAGAATTTTAGTTCTGTAGGATATACCTAGTTTTACTAATTTGTAAGTGAAATTATCATAGTCTGAGATAGTGTCAAACGATGTTGACTTACTACCTTCGTATGAATCCGTAAAATTTTTAAGAACTTCCAATCGCTGTTGTGTCTTCAACTGCCTCAGCGTCGATAACAGTTGCTGGATGTTCTTGTCCTCCGAGATTGATTGTGATCTTAACTCCTCCACCTGCACCCTCCGTTGTAACGTCACCCTTAGGTTCAAGCCCACCCCACTTAACTGTGGATTTAATAAGGTCAGCTTTAACCGCAGCCGAAGTATCTGGACTGTGGATTAAACTCCAAGAGGTTGTTAGTAGTTCTTCTGCTTGAGCACGAGCTTTCAGTTTGAAAGTCATGCCTTTCTCTTTAATCTCATCTCTATAAGAAGTTACCTTCTTAAGAAATATAGGATCTTTATTAAACACGAGTATATCCTCGGCAGTAATATTATGCCGATCTTTTACTTCGTCTAAAGTCTCTCCGCTGCCTTCTAGCATAAGCGCTGTATCGAAGGCGAAACGGTCAGACCACTTTGTATGTTTCAAAGGTATAGTGTCCATAACTAAAACATTATGCCTAAAATTACCGAGCTGTCAAGCGCAAGTGAAACTTTACACTTGGATTTTTTGGGTCTTGTTATGTGAGGTTTACTTATATGGGGGGGAGGGGTCAATCGCGTGTCCATGTCCCCCCCTGCCATTTAATCCAATAGTCAAAATATATACAAGGTAAAACCCTAGCAAATAGCCCATACTTGACAAAACTGTAAATTTAACCCATAGTTAAATCATCAGCAAAACGCTGATACCCGAACACTCTGCGGGATTACAGAGTACAAACTGGAGGTCTACATGAGTAGAATCTTTGAAGGTAATGTTAGCTTAGTCGCTAACACCAAGGGTGAGATTGCCCTGAAGCGCGACCTAAACGGTGCTTGGAATTCAACTAACGCTAAGGAACTATATGCTAAGGCTATGGAACTTAGTAAGGCGAAGAAAATGCCACTACATAAGTGGAGTTTCTTCAAGGCTGACGGTGGAACTGATGTTCTACTAATGGCGGACAGATACGGTAATCCTAGAATTACCATCTTGCCACCAAAAGCCGAGGGCGCAACGAAGTCCAAAGTGACCAAGTTAGCCTAACTTAACCCCGAGGGGAGAGCAATCTCCCCTCACAACAAACTGGAGACAATTATGTCAATGAAAGATTGTAAAAGAGAGTACCGAGTAGATTGGATTGAATACGGAAACCTTTACTCAAGATGGTACTACAAGGAAGCTGACGCCAAGAACCTAGCATTCAAGCTGAAGCATGATACAGAGATCGAAGCAGACAATGTAACAGTCTCACACAACCCAGCAATAAAGCTACACTAAGGAGAACGGAGGGAGCCTAACAAGCTCTCTCCTTTTTTTTGTCTTTTATTTTTTATTAAATATATAATCCCATACGTCGGGGGGTTTCGGCACGACATTATCTTAGATTAAACGTCAAGTTAAACCTTTAGTTTACAGGTTGTGGTACATTTGGTGTAAAGTTATACATCTATCTAGTATCTAAAAGCATACTTGACACAACATCTTGAGTTTTAGATAGCGAAAGTTTACACTTGGATTACCAAATGGCCTTAGTTTACAGGGGTTTACACCATATACGCAGGAGAATACTATCTAAACTATCTAAATTATCTATTAAATTTACATACATCACTCTCCAAATCTTAATCTAGGGTAATATAAGGTAATCGCCGTAGCCAAGGATTATCTTCTAAAACTTAGATACTTTAGATACTTCCTCTCAACACGTTGATATACAATAGAAACTCTTATCTAATACCTGATATAAACCACAACATACACACAGATAGTGCCACCCACCAGTAGATAATTGCTAGTTTAAACTTGACGCTTTCTCTGTGTACGGGGCCAAACTTGACAAACCGACCTCGCCGAGCCAAACTGGGTTTGCTTTTCGGGGTTGTCCCTTAAGGCGATTTAATCAACCATTTAACTGGAGGTCAATATGGCTAAAATATATGAAGGTAACGTATCTATCTTTAAGAATACTAAGAACAAGATTGTTGTGAAAGCAGATCCTGAAGGGCAGTACAATGCTGATTCAGTTGATTCTCTTTCCAAGACAATGACTGAGCTTGGTACTAAGTTGAAGGCTGAAGTAAACTTCTTCATTCCTGAGACTAACACTGGTGACTTGAAAGCAATGTTACTAGTGAATCGTTGGGGTGCTCCTTATGTAGCATTCTTACCAACATCTACAACTGGCACTAAGAGCAAGGTTGAGAAGCTTGCTTAATCAATTTGAGGGAGAGTGGTGTATTACTGCTCTCCCTTTTCGTGTTTCATTAATCAATTTATGGAGGTTTATATGTCTCAATGTGTACTTTGTAATGCAGATATACATGACAAACGTGTAAGTTTAGGATACACTACTTGCATGATTTGTGGTGACAAGGAAGCTCAAAAGGTAGTGCATACTGTACTGCCAATGCACAAATCTAACTACATGTTAGTGACCAATCGTAAGGATTTGATTGGTTTCAATACCAAAGGAGGATTAGTAAAATGAAGTATTGGATAATATATGGAATTGTTGCAGGAGGTATATTCGGTTACTTATACCATCTAGCACAATCGGTAGGACTATGATGTACAAAAGTTTACAGTACATTGGTGCTACCATCTTAATCGTTGCATTCAGTCTGTTAATAATGTTCACCCTAATCAATTTCATGCTCGGTTGTGAGACATGGGATGAACAGTATTGGACTGCATGGAACTCTTGTTTAACACCAACCGAGTTCATTGGAGTATTTATACCATGACAAAAACTGCACTGAAACTTTTCATGCTTAAGCATTCGAAAGGTGGAGCAATAGTGAAGGATGATGAGGGCAATCCATTAACCTTCCACGACAAGATGATTGCCAAAGCTAGTAGGGTAGGTAAACAAGTTGTTACCTATGGCCCTGACCATCGTAAATACAAAGGAGGTAAATGATGCGAGCTACATTACTTAAATCAACAATTAAATCACTGTTCCCTACTCAACGTACAATGGCGATTGAAGGATCTCCGGGAGGAGGTAAGACAACCATCTGTGAAGAAGTTGCTAAAGAACTAGACGTAGGTTTCATTGAGAAACATATGCCTACAATGCTAGTAGAGGACTTCGGTATCATGTATCCCAATGGTGATGACATGTTACACTACAAGTTACCTGATTGGTTTCCATCAGATGACAGGACAGATATACCTGACACTGGTATCTTATGTTTCGATGACAGGAACCAAGCTAATGCAGACTTGCAGAAAGTCTTGGCTAACATCTGTCAAGCTAGGAACCTGCATGGTAAATCACTCAAGAAAGGTTGGATGGTTGTATCGACAGGTAACAGACAGTCTGACAGGGCAGGTGCCAACAG